GGGCGGTCGAAGCTGTAGCGGTGTTCGGCTTTCAGGCGGCAGATTTCCGGGTGTTTTTCCATAATCAGGGCGGGCATCCCGTCGATCAGCCTGCGGTTGAGCGCGGCCAGTTGGAAGAAATCCAACTCGGAACGCTTTTTGCCGGTGAGGGCGCGGATTTGTCCCTCCAGGTCGGGGCCGCAGTGCGATTTGCACAGCACCGTTTCGATCCGGTGCAGCAGGTTCAGCATTTCCTCGTGCGCCTCGTCGCGGGGGATATATTTCTTCTTGAAACCCTCTTCGCGCACCTGCGCCCATAAATCTTCACGGGTGGCGGGCAGGGCGGGGCGTTTGTTGAAGTGTTCGTTCAACACGCGGAAGCATTCGCGCTGGTAGGTCAGCAGGCGGGAACGGATTTCGGGTTTCACCCGCCGCGCATCGACGCCGAACAGCCAGCCGTTGAGGTAGTCGAGGGGTAGGCAAATCATCTGTTGTTCGCCACCATTGGAAGGTATTTCCATCATGGAAATAGCTGAATTTAAGATGTCGTTACGCTTGATGCGTTTAAACTGGGCTTCCCACTGCAACCCGATATTTTCGACTATCGGCTTCATGGCGACGTAGTGTTGGTTGTTATGGGAAAAGACGGGCACGGTTTGACCGTGGAAAGAGATGTTTTGAACTTCGTTCATGATGGTTTCCTAGTGTTATTTGCGAAAAGCCCAAACGGGCGGCCGCGAGGTTCGCAACCCTGCACTAGGTAAAGGGTGGACGTATTCCCCGCCAAAGCGGGTGTTGTATTAGTCGCCCTCGCGGCCATAGGAAACTTGGGGTATCAAAACGAAACAACAAAGAACCAAGAAAACTACGGGCGCAAAAAAATCACGATTCCGCCGTGATTCGGCCTAGTGCAAAATTACTGCGAGGTTGCGACACCTCGTGAAGCGGAATGTAAAGCAGAAAGAAAATACTTGTCAAATAATTTACAAAAGGATAACATTTGCTATCATTTTGTAATAATATAAATTTTGAACGGGCGATATGAACAATCCTGCAGGCTCGATGGTTGCGTTTTTGTTTCTTGTGGTTGTAATCCTTGCGGCAATTGCCCCTTTGATAGACAAAAAGCGAAAAAGAGATGAGGAAAAGGCAGCGGAAAACGCGTCGGAATATTTGAAGGATTCGGACTATCGGCAATTTCCCGAGGGGCAGGTTAGTGATGCGTCGGGCGCATCGATTTTTTCGGAACTGGAAGAAGAGGCTGTCGAGTACAGGGGGTATGCGCAGGAATTATTGGCCGGAAATTATATTATTTTGGATACGGAAACCACCGGGCTTGATAAGGATGCGCAGATTATCGAGTTGTCGATTATCGGGATGGATGGTTCGGTGCTGCTGGATACTCTGATTAAGCCGAAATATAGGATGGATGATTCTTCGATTGCGACACGGGTGCACGGGATTACTAATCTGGAGGTGGAAGATGCCCCGGAATGGCCTGAAGTCTTTCAAAAAGTTAAGGAAATTATTGATGCTGCCGAAGGGGTGGTTATCTACAACGGCAAGTTTGATGCCCGGCTTATCGGGCAGACCTGCCGATTATATGGTTTGCCTGAATTTGACTATACTTATTACTGCGCGATGGAAATGTTTGCGGTGTGGTATGGGCAGTTAAAAAACGGGTTCAGCAGTTATCGTTGGCAAAAATTGGAATTTGCACTGTCCGTTTGCGAAGGAGGGTTTAAAGGACGACAGCACAGGGCGTTAAGCGATTGTTTTGCCACATTGGATGTTTTGCGGTATATGGCTAATAATCCGCCGTTGCCAAGAAAGTTTTAAGGTTTTAGGCCGTCTGAATATTCAGACGGCCTTTTTGTTTGGAGCAGGTATGAAGGCTGGGCAGTTGCGGCACCGTGTGGAGATTCTCCAACGCGTAAAGGAAAAGGATAAGTCGGGCGCGACTGTGATGGTTTGGCGTCTGTTGTGTAGGGTGTGGGCGGATGTGCGGCATGTGTCAGGGTCGGAGACGATGCGGCATGATGTTTTGTCGGCTTCGGTACGGGCTTCGGTGCGTATCCGATGGCGCGCTGGGATTTCGGCGGATATGCGGGTTCGGACGGAGAATGGGGTTTATGTTATCCGTGCGGTGATTCCTGATTTGCGCCGTCGTGAGTTTTTGGATTTGACGTGTGAGAGCCTGCCTGATGAAAGTTGATATTGATGCTGATTTTTCGGACGCGATTGCTCGGTTTGACAGTTTGCCGGAGGCGGTGGGCGAGAAGCTGCGTTGGGCGGCGTTTCAGGGTGTGAGCTTATTGCGCGAGGAGATTAAGATTCAGGCTCCGCGCCATCATAAGCGGCATTATTTTTATAGTAAGGGCAGTCGCAATGCTGATGGGAGTAAGCGGCGATATGATTTTGAACCGGGCGATTTGAGACGCTCGGTTTTTGCTTTTTATGATAAGTCGGATTCGGTCGAGGGTCGGCGGGCGGTTTATCAGATTGGCTGGCGCGACCGTGAGGGTAATCGCGGGCGTTATGAGGGCGGTGTGCTGCGGGCTGTGCCTTATGGGTATATGGTGCATAACGGGGTGCGTCAGAAAAATGGTAAGTCGATTGCGCCGCGTCCTTTTTTGTCTCGTGCTTTGAAGATTCAGGGTGCGAAGATGGAGGCTGTGATGCTGGATGCTGTGTTGGAGGTGGTGCGTGGAAGAATCTCTGATTAGTGCGATCAGCCGTGTTTTGCCTGATGTGGATGTTTATCATGATTTCGCGCCTGAGGAGGCGGAATTTCCGTTGGTAATTGTGCAGCGGGTCGGCGGCGCGGGTTGTTTGTTTTTAGACCATAACGATGATGGGTATGAGGTGCGATTTTCTGTCTCGGTGTGGGATGTTGACCGTTTGGGCGCGGTGGAGAAGAGCCGCGCGGTGGAACGGTCGGTGTTGGATTCGTTGGAAGGTTATGCGCTGTCGGCGGCGGATGCGGTCGTTTTGGACGATGGTCGGCGCGGGATGGTGCAGGATTTTGTTTTTATGACTGCTTAGGCGGTTTTTGTTGGCGGCTGTCTGTTTGGGCGGCCTTTTTTATTTGGTTCTTTTTTAGGATTTTGATATGGCTGTTAATTTGGCTAATGGTTCGATCGTGCAGATCGCTACGAAGCTGCTGGCTGAGAAGAAGGTCACGGCAATCTCTAATGCGGCAGAGGCTGTATGTACGGCAACGGCTCATGGTTTGCAAAACGGCGACTATGTGGCTTTGCTGTCGGGTTGGGGTATTTTGAATGAGCGTGTTTTCCGTGTAACAAGCGTCGATGCGAACAGTTTTAAGCTGGACGGCATTGATACGCGCGATGAAAACAAGTTTCCTGCCGGTTCGGGCGCGGGTAGTTTTCAGAAGGTGGAAGCGTGGCAGCAGATTACGCAGATCATGGAAGTTTCGAGTTCGGGCGGCGAGCAGCAGTTTGCTCAGTTCGGCTTCTTGGAAGATGACTTTGAACGTCAGTTGCCGACGACCCAGTCTGCGTATTCGATGACGTTCAAAATTGCCGACGATCCGAATTTACCCGGCTATAAGGCGGCTCAAACGGCAAGCGACAGCGGTAAGTTGACGCCGCTGCGTATTATTCTGAAGAATAAATCGGTAGTCGTGTACAACGGTTATGTGAGCATGAGTCCGATGCCTCAGCTTGTGCGTAACGAGGTGATGGCGGTCAATATGACGTATTCGCTGTCCGGTTTGTTCAACCGCTATTTGTAATTTCGGCTGGTTTTTGGTTGACTTGTGTAGCTTTGCCGCCCTTCGGGGCGGTATTTTTTTGGGAAATTGTGATGTCTAAATTGAAATTGGCGCATGCCGCTACGTTTAAAACTGAAGTAAAAATCCCTGTTCCTGCAGGCGAGTATTTGGATGTTGAGTTTGAGTTTGTGTGGAAAAACCGCCCTGCGTTGGCGGAATTTGGCGACAAACTCAATGACGGTTCTGTCAGCGATTCTGAAATTGTTTTGGACATCGTCAAGTCTTGGGGCTTCGATGATGATCTGAATGCCGAGAATGTTGCCTACCTCTTGGATGAATATCCTCGTTCCGGTGTTGCAATTATTAATGCGTATTACTTGGCTTATGACGGCGCGCGCGAAAAAAACTGATTGCCGCCGTCCGTGCGATGTTTTCTGACGACGAGAAGACGGTCTCGTCGTTGGGATTCTTCGGCTTTGATGCGGATGATGTGACGGCGGATGAGGTGGATGTGTGGCCGAACAATTGGGAGGCTGTGCAGTTGTTTTCGTCGGTCTGCGGTCAGTGGCGCGTCAGTATGGCAGGGGCGTATGCGCTGGATTATAAGGCGGTCGCTGCGGCTATGGATTTGATGGGGATTAAGAAGCGGCGGCGGAGGAAGTTGTTTGAGTTTGTGCGCGTGATGGAGCGTGAGGCGTTGTCGATAATGGGCGAGAAGAAAGATGGCTGAAAATACGATTAAGGCGGGTTTGGATGTCAGCGAAATCGAATCCGGCGCGAAAAAGGCGGGGGTTGCGCTTCGCAGTATCGGCAATGCGGCGAAGGATGCGGGTCAGCAATCGGCGGCTGGCGCGGCGGCGACGGCGGCGGGATATGATAAGGCTTCGAAGGAAGCGGAACGGCTGGCGAAGAAGCAGGAGCGTGCTACTCAGTCCATTATTAATGCGGTACAGCGTGAAATTGCTGTTCGTGAGTCAGGCGGGCGCAGTACGGCGGCTTATTATGAGTTGCTGGCGCGTCAACGTGGCGCGGATGTTGCAAAAATCAGCGAGATTACGCAGGCGTTGAAGCGTCAAGAGAATCAACTGAAGCTGAATAATATTTCTGTCGGTCAGTACAACAATGCGATGCGTATGGTTCCGGCGCAGTTTACGGATATTTTTACGCAGTTGGCTGGCGGGCAGAATCCGTTTTTGATTGCGCTTCAACAGGGCGGTCAGCTTCGTGATTCGTTCGGCGGCTTTGGGAATATGTTCCGCGGGCTGGCGGCGAGTATCAACCCGGCGACGGTGGCGGTCGGTGCTTTGGCCGGCGGCGTGGTCGCTTTAGCCAAGGCTTATTACGATGGGGCGGAAGAATCGCGCCGTTTTGCCGCTGCGGTCATCTTTGCCGGCGGAAGCGCGGGAGTGTCGTCCGACAAGTTGATTGCCGTTGCCGATTCGGTCGGGCGGACGACGGGCGGCTGGTCAGAGGCTCGCTCGGCGATATTGGCTTTTGTCGAGAGCGGCTCGGTTGCTTCTGAAAACTATGGGCGGTTTGCTGAGTCTGTGGTCTTGCAGTCTAAGGCAACGGGTAAGAGCGTGGAGGATTTGGCGCGTGTTTATGAGGAAATCGCGGACGACCCGTTGAAGGCGGTCGTCAAGTTTTCGCGCGTTTATCAGACGCTGAATGCGGATGTCTATGAGCAGGCGCGGGCTTTAATCGAGCAGGGTAGGCAGCAGGAAGCTGTGGCTTTGGTGCAAGGGAAGTTCTCGGACGAGTCTCAGCAGATGACTGAGCGCGTTTTGGAAAATTTGGGCGCGATTGAGAAAGGCTGGAAGTCAATCAAAGAGGCGGCGTCTGAAGCGTGGGAGGGGATGAAATCCATCGGGCGCGATGAAACGCTTGATGAGCAGCTTAAAGTTGCTGAGGATATGCTTGGTCGTCTGAATGGTGCGAAAAATGATCCAAATCTGAAATGGCTTTACGAAAATCAGAAGAAGAAGGTTGATTATTTACAAGCCAAAATACAAGCTCGAGATGCTAAGACTGCTCGAGATGCACAACAAAGTAAGGACCGTGAAGCCTCGGTAAAAGCTCTTGAGAAGTTTTCGCGTCTGTCCGAACAGGTTATGAGCCGCGAAGAGCGTTTCCATGAAAAACGGGTTGAGTGGCAGAACGAACTCAATGCGTTGCGTAAAAGTGGTGATGCGGCGGCGATTGCTCGGGCGCAAAAGACGTTTAATGAGTGGGAAAGGCAGGAGAAGGCGGCAATTGCGGCGGAGAAAGCGCGCGAGGCGAAAAAAGCAGGTCGGTCGGCTGTTAATAAAAACCTGTTTCCGACCACTTCGGCAGGGTTGAGGTTGAAGCCCGGTGCGGAAAACGCGGGTAGGGCTTCGGGAGGTACTTATGCTGCGATGCACGCGATGCAGCAGTTTTTGGGTAACAAACTGGTTCGGTTTGGTGCGGTAAACGACAAATATCATATTGGGAAAAACAGTTTTCACAATAAGGGTTTGGCGTTTGATATGACTCCGAATCTGTCTTTGAAGAGCGAAGACAAGGCGAAGGTTGCGCGACAGATTAAGCAATACTTCGAGTCTTTGGGATTCGAGGACGGAAAAGACTTTAATGTCAAATTTGAAGTCGGCGGTCAGGTCAACAAGAATGGCACGAAATCGACGGCTGACCATTGGCATTTTAATTGGCGGTCTCAAGAGGCGGCGGCACGTTTTGCCGGCGGCGTGGACGGCCAGGCTAAGGCGATGGCGCGTTCGGGTTTGTTTGCTGAGGCAAGACAGGCGAAGCCTGAGCTTACCGATTACCAAAAGTGGCAACAGGATTTTTCCAAACGGCAGCTTGCGGTAAACGCGGAGCTTTCTTTGTCCGCTGCCAATGTCAATAAGATTTATGTGGAGCAGCTTCGATTGCTGTCTGACCCGACCTTTAAGAAATGGTCGGCGTCGGAGCGTCAGGCGGCTATGGATTTGGCGATCAAGGCTGACGATCAGGCTGAGTTGACGAAAGAGGCGAAGAAATACGCGGATGCGCTGCGGGAACTTGAGGCTGCAAGTCAGCGTGATTTCGACGACCAGTTGTTTGAGTTGTCGTTGTTGGGCAAGCCGCGCGAGGAAGTGGAGCGGCTGACGGCGGCGCGCAAATACGACAAGCTGATCGCGGAGGCAAATGCGGCGGGTGCGGGCGCGGATATTATCGGCGGTCTGCAAACGGCGAAGTTGGATAATGACGGTCGTATTCAAGAGCAATTACGCTTGGCGAAGGAAACCAAGGAGGCTTTCGGTAACGATTGGCTGGCGGGCATTTCGGACGGCATGCGGAATTATTCGGATTCGTTCAAGTCGATGCGCGAGAATATGTCTGATGCTGTGACGGGGTCGCTCGGTAAGATGTCAGATTCATTGGCGGATTTTGTGGCAACGGGTAAGGCTGATTTTCGCGGGTTGGCTGTGTCTATCCTGCAAGACTTGTCGAAAATGCTGATTAAGATGGCGTTGTTCAACGCGATGAAGGCGGCGATGAGTGCTTGGGGCGGCGGCGGTTTCAAAGACGGCGGCATGGTGCAGCAGTTTTCAAACGGCGGCGCGGTGTGGGGCGCGGGTACGGCGACGAGCGACAGTATCCCTGCTATGTTGTCTAATGGCGAGTTTGTCATCAATGCGGCGTCCACGCGCCGTCATCGTGCTTTGCTGGAGGCCATCAATAAAAACCGCTACGCTTCGGGCGGGGTGGTTGGCGTTGCGCCGCAGGTCGCTGCTTTGGGCGGCGGTACGGGTGGCATGACGGTAAACATTACGATTAATCGTGACGGGTCTTCTGATTCGTCGGTTGATGGTGATGTTGAGATGGCGAAGCAACTGGGCGCGGCTCTGCCTGCGATGATTGAAAATTGGTTTGTCAATAATGTGGTTCGGGTCGGCGGTCGTTATCACGGCAGCCGTTGATTCGGTCTAAGAGGTTTTATGGCTAAGGTTTTTAAGTGGCAGGTCACGTCGGAAAGTATGGCGAAACACTCGTTTAATGTGCGCTCGGTCAAGTTCGGCAATGGGTATGAGCAGCGTCAGAAATTGACGCTGAAGCCGAAAATGCAGACTTGGCAAATACGTATTGTGGGAATGAAGCCTTTGATTGAGGAAATCAAGGGCTTTTTTGATTCCTGCGGCGGGGTGGAGCCGTTTTTCTGGACGCCGATTGGTCGGGAGCGGCTGTTGGTCAAAGTGTCGGAATACACGGAAACGCCGAAGGGCGGAAAGGTGTATGAGCTTTCGGCGGAATTTGAGGAGGTCATGGCATGAATGCGCGGATGAAGGCGTTGTCGGGAACGATGCTCAAGGCATTGTCGGCGGCGCAACAGGATGTGTTGGTTGAGATGTGGGAAGTGGATTTCCGCGCTTTGGGCGGGGAGGTCTTCCGCTTCTGCAATCAGGTCAATGAACTGAATCAGGCGGTCGTCTGGAAGGGGCAGGAATATACGCCCTACCCTATTTCTGCGGAAGGCTTTGAAACGACTTCGCAGGGGGCGGGCAACCGTCCGACGCTGACGGTTTCAAACCTGCTCGGGTTTGTGACCGGCGCGGCTGACCAGTATAACCAATTGGTCGGGGTGGATGTCGTCCGCCGTTTGACGTATGCGAAGTTTTTGGATGCGGTAAACTTTAAGGACGGCAATCCGACCGCCGATCCGAATCAGGAAATTATCGGGAAGTACGTCATCGAGCAGATGACGAGCCTGACGGCGGAACGGGCGGTCTTTGAGCTTGCTGCGCCGTCTGAATCGGACGGCTCGGTCATTCCGTCGCGGATCATGATGGCGAATACCTGTATTTGGCAGTATCGCGGCGAGGGCTGCGGTTATGCGGGGCGGGCGGTTGCCGACCGTTTGGATATGCCGACGGATGATATTAAAAAGGATGCTTGCAGCGGGACATTGACGGGCTGTCGGGCGCGGTTTGGTGCGACGGCGGTTTTGCCGTTTGGCGGGTTTCCGAGTGCGGATAAGGTGATGTCGTGATTGAGATTTCTAAGAAGGTTGAGGATTTGATTTTATATCAGGCTGATTCTGATTATCCGATAGAGATGTGTGGTGTCATTTCTGATACTTCTTATAACGGCAATTGGTTTTTTGCGATTCGTAATGTTGCTGAAAATCCTTATGAAACATTTGTTATTCAGCCTGAGGGTTTGGAGACGGCGTTAAAGTATGGAAAAATCCTTGCGATTGTCCATTCCCATCCAAACGGCGAGCCGTTCTTGTCGGGTGCTGACCGTCAAATGCAGATTCAGTCGGGTTTGCCGTGGATTTTGGCAGTTGGAGGTCGTCTAAAACAGTTCCGCTGTTGCCCTCATTTGCGGGGTCGTGTGTTTGAGTACGGCAAGGCTGATTGCGGGGCATTGATTCGTGATGCGTTTATGTTGATGGGTTTTGATTTGCCCGATCACAAGCGTGGCGATATTGATGATGATGCTGAGCATGAGTATTTGCGTAAGCATTTCGAGCGTGTCGGGTTTGTCCGTGTTTCAGACGACCTGAGCGGCGGGGATGTGGTTTTGACGAGCTATGGCGGTCATGCGAACCATGCGGCGCTGTATTTGGGCGACGGTCAAATCCTGCATCATGCTTATAACCAGTTGAGCCGGCGCGAGCCGTTTAATCAATGGTGGTCGGAGCGTGTGCATAGTGTTTGGCGGTATCCGCTCTTTGAGCCTGAGATGTTGCAGGCGGTCGAAAATGATTTGCTGCATTCGGTGGATTTATGATTACGGTGTGTTTGTACGGCGGTTTGCGCGAATGCGGCCGCCGTTTTGATTTGCAGGTTGCCAGCCCTGCTGAGGCGGTTCACGCGCTGACGGTGCAGATTCCAGCGTTGCGGCAAAAGCTGCGGCAGGGGTTTTATCAGGTGCGTTTTGGTCGGCGCGATTGGTCTGAGGGCGAATTGAAAAGCGGATTCGGTCAGCCTGCTGAAGGTGTTCTGCATATTGTGCCGCGCGTTCAGGGCGCGGGCAAAAACAGCGGCATCATTCAGACGGTCTTGGGTGTGGTGCTGATTGTTGTCGGCGCGCTGACAAGTTGGTCGGGCGGTGCGAGCCTTGTTGTTGCGGGTGTCGGTATGGTTGCGGGCGGTGTGGCGCAAATGTTGACGAAGCCGCCAAAATTTGAAACGGGCAAGGGTGTGGAAAGCAGCCGGAACAGTTCGTTCTCAAATCTGAGCAATACGGCGGCGCAGGGGCAGTCGATGCCGCTTGCGTATGGTCGGATTTATTGCGGCAGCCGCGTGGTGTCGCAGGGTATTGAATCTCGACGGATTGAGGGCAACAGTACGGCGGCAAACGGCAACAGCGTCGTCCGTATGGTTTTTGATGCGGCGAAAATTAAAAATCCTAATGGCAATTCCGACCCGATGGCGGTGGATTTGACGTTGGGCATGAAGAAAACTTTTGTCACTGGCGTTGCGGCAACTGCGCCAAACGGTCAGAAATACAATACGGATTTTGAAAATGATTCCGTCCGCGCGATGAATTACGAGGCGGTTTATACGGTAGATTGAGGATTTTGGAATGGGTGGTAAATCAGGTGGCGGCGCTTCTACGCCGCATGAAGCTCCGAATACGTTGAATTCGGCGCAGTCTTTGCGGATTATCGATGCGATTTGTGAGGGCGAAATCAGGGGTTTCGCCAATGGCAATGATAAACCGTGGAAGTCTGTCTATTTTGATGATACGCCTGTTCAGAATCCTGACGGGTCTTTTAATTTTAAGGGCGTGGTCGGCTTTTTCCAGCGCGGTACGCCCGATCAAACTTATATCCCGGGCTTTGATGCGTCTGAGCGTGCCGTGCCTGTATCGGTCGAGGTCAAAAACCGCGCGCAGGTGGTTCGGTCGGTGTCTGACGAATTGATCAGCCGCCTGCGGGTAACGGTCGGTGTCGAGCGAAATTACCGCGTCGAGGACAACGGCGATACGAATCCAGCCCAAACAACTTTGCTGGTCAAGCTTCTCGGCAAGGATGGGGTGGCTGCGACGAAACTTGTTTCGTTTACCGAGAAATCGAGCGGGGTTTATTATCAGGATGTCGTTTTTGATAGCCTGCCGCCCGTGCCGTTTAATATTCAGGTATCGCGCCCTACTCCTGACAGTACGACGGACAAGGTCATCAATAAAACGTATTTTGCGAGCTATGTAGAGATTATAGACGCGAAATTGAGCTATCCGCATACGGCGTTGGCGGCGTTGGCGATGGATTCCGACCAGTTCGGCAGCAATAACCCGCGCCGAAATTATCTGATTGACGGGATGTTGGTCAATGTGCCGTCTAACTATGACCCTGAAACTCGGACGTATTCGGGGACGGTTTGGGACGGCTCGTTTAAAAAGGCTTGGACGAACAACCCAGCTTGGGTTTTTTATGATGTGTTGACGCAGCCGCGTTACTCGACTTTGGCGCGTCGTCTGAAATCGACGGACATTGATAAATGGACGCTGTACCAAGTCGGCAAATACTGCGATGAGTTGGTCGATGACGGCTTTGGCGGCAAAGAACCGCGTTTTGTTTGTAATGCCTACATTACCAATCGCCGTCAGGCGGGTGAGTTCCTGCTGGATTTGGCGAGCGTGTTCCGCGGGCTGCCTGTTTGGGATGGCAGCCGTTTTTCTTTGGTGATGGACGCTGATTCTGATCCTGTTGCCATGTACAACAACAGCAATGTCAAAGACGGGCTGTTTGCGTATTCGGGCGTTCCGTACAAGTCGATTACGACGGCGGTCATCGTGCAGTATGTGGACAAATACGACGGATACCGCACAAAAACGGAATATGTCGAAGACCAACAGGCAATCAAACGCTACGGCTTGAACATCAAGCAAATCACGGCGTTTGGCTGCGATTCGCGCGGTCAGGCGGCGCGATACGGCGCATGGATGCTGGAAACGGAATTGCGGCAGCAGTCGGCAATAAAGTTTACCGTCGGTCGTGAGGGTTTGCGCCATTTGCCGTATGACGTTGTTCAAATCATGGACAACGATTATGCGGGCGCGGAAGTATCGGGTCGTTTGGTTGATGTTTCGGGCTTGTCGGTAACGCTTGACCGTGATGTCGAAGATGCGGTCGGTAAGCAGTTGTCTGTCGAGACGGCGGCGGGTATCAAGTCGCTGAAAGTGATGGCGCAGCCTGCTAAAAACCGCTTGGAGCTTGCTGAGGTTGTCGATGTGACGGCGGGCGGTGTTTGGATATTGATGGGGCGCGTCAAACCGCGTCTGTATCGGGTTATCGGAACGAAAGAAAACGCCGACGACGGTACTTTCGAGGTTTCGGGTATTTTGCACGACCCGAAAAAATACACTTCGGTCGATAACCGCGCTCGGTTTGATGCCGAAGTCACGACGCTGCATGGAATCGAGCCGAAATTGACGTTGCCGGAGTTGCGCTCTGACGGCGATAAGCTGGTTATTTCGTGGGAAAACCTGACTGCTGATGGCAGTGTGTTGACTTACGATATCAAAATTTATCGGGACAATAAGCTGTATCGTCACGTTCCGGATTCTCGGACGGCTGAAATTTCGCTCGAAAACCTGCCGAACGGCAGTTACCGCGCCGAAATCCGCGGACGGAACGCACGCGGGGTGTTGTCGGAGCCGCTGGTTAAGGCTTGGCGTTTGGATTACACCATCACGGGCTTGAAAGCCGCGCCGCGTTTGCAGGCTGTGCAACTTGATTGGGTGTTGCCGCAAACGGTGGTGAATGATGTACAGACGGAAATTTGGTATGCCGAATCAAACAACCGTGATGCGGCAAAAAGGCTGGCGACGCTGCCGTATCCGCAAAACAGCTATACCTTGTCGGGCGTGGCCGTGTCTGACCGTTACTGGTTTTGGCTGCGGCTGCTCGATGCGGCGGGCAACAGCGGCGAATGGACGGCGGCGGTTGAGGGTCGTTCCGACCCCAATCCCGCACCGATAGTGGTGCAGTTGCGCGGTGCGATTGAAAAAAGCAGCTTGAGTCAAGCCCTGATTGACAGTCTGGATGCGGATGTGGCCTCGAAAGTGGCGGCGGAAGCGCAGGCTAGGGTGGCGGCCATTCAGGCGGCGGCGAAAAAGGCGGCCGATGATTTGGCGGCCAAAGCGCGCGAACTCGGCACGAAAATCACGGTTGTTGAAAACGTGAATACCGAACAGGCGCGGCAAATCCAAGCCGTAACCGCCGCGCAGGGCAACACCGCCGCAGGTTTGGAAGCGGAAAAACGGGCGCGGGCGGAAGGAGACCGGGCGGAAGCGCAGGCACGGGAAACCTTGGTCGGACGTGTGGCATCGGCGGAAGGCAGCATCAATACGCTGCGGGAAACCGTTGTCCGCAGCGATGGGGCACGGGCGGAAGAAATCCGCCAACTGCAAGCGAAGTTTACGATACCGGACACCCGCACCGACAACCGTCCGCCGTCATGGTATTTCGCCAACCATCCGCGCAGCACGGTTTCGGAGTTCAAACAAGCCGACGTGCTGGGCTTGGGCGGCGGATTTGCCGCACTGGAAACCGTCGTACCTTGGGGCGACCCGACGGGCGGTAGGATTTTTCAGACGGCCTACCTGCAAGACGGCACGGTCATGCGGCGTAAATCCGATACGGTGTATACCTATGCGGGAGGTGTTTTAAATTACACAAAAGACCTGTGGACGGAGTGGGCGGCAGACGAAACGGCGGACGGCGCACAAGCCAAAGCCGATGCGGTGCGGCGGGTAGCCGAAGCGGCGCAGGCAGCGGCCAATCGGGTTGATGCGGATTTCCGTCAGTTTGCCTCTACGCAGGCCGGAAAGGATGGTGCGACGGCACAAAGAATCAGCGAACTGTCGGCGAGCATCGGCAACCTGCAAGTTGGTGGCAGAAACCTCATCCGAGATTCAGCCGTCACGGTGCAGAACGCAAACTACCTCATTCAGACCTATGCCTTGTCGGACAACATGCTGCAGGAAGGCGAACCCGTCGTCGTAACGATTTGGGGGGATTTGGGTAAAGACCGCGAAGCGTTTTTACCGTTCAACTCGAATGCTTGGAACTGGGTAGGCACAATGAAGAAAGTGTCCGATGGAGTTTATCGACTGTCAGCAACATGGAAACGGTCACAAAACAATCCATCAAACGACCGCCTACTGATTTATTGTGGCCCGAATAGTGGTAGAACTGCCTCACGCATTGACCGCATCAAGTTGGAGCGCGGCACGGTCGGCACGGATTGGACACCCGCACCGGAAGACGAGGCGGCACGGCGCGAAGCCGCATTGACGCAATACCAGCAGGCGCAGGCGCAGAAAGATGCCGCACTGTCGGAGGAGCAAAAGACACTGAAAGCCGAACTGTCGGGGCAAAAGGCGCGGGTTGAGCAATCTGCAAGCGCGTTGGCCTCGCTGGACGGCAAGGTACGGGCCATGTACGGGCTGAAGGTAGAGACGGTATCCGGCGGCCGCAAGGTTATTGCCGGTTTGACTTTGGGTGCGGACGGGCAGACGGGTGATTCGCAGATGTTGGTGTATGCCGACAAATTCGCCATTGTCGACCCGAAAAGCAAAATCCTGAAGTCGCCGTTTGTCGTTCAGACGGCCGGCGGCAAAACCCAAATGGCTTTGTCGGGGGATTTTGTTGCTGACGGCCTGATACACGGCAGGCACATTGCCGCCGGGCAGACGCTAAGTTCCCCGTCGATAGAGGGCGGAAGCCTGAATATCGGCAGCGGGCAATTTACAGTCTCATCCGACGGTTCGCTGGTCGCACAAAACGCAGTTGTCCGAGGGCGGATTGAAGGGGAATCAGGCTATTTTAACGGCACAATCAAAGCATCCCGCATTGAAGGGGATGTGATGAAAGTGGTGCGGATGAAGAAGCTGTCGAACACGGTTTGGGAAGCGTTGATTCAGGCGGAAGCCCTACCGATGATGGTGCGCCCCGACTTCGAGGTGCGTACTGTGAACCCCGACCACGCCCGCCGTAATCAGGCGACGGCGGAATTTCTGGTAGACGGCAAGCGACAGCCTGTTTCCCGCTCTTTCGAGACGCGGGTTACAAGTGTGATGAAGGATGAAAAATACAACACAATTGGTGTCAAAACCGACTACACGGCAACCACCTCCTACGGTTGGTATGTGTTGCCGCGCAACAAAAGCGTACTGCTGCAGTTGCAGTTGGCGGAAAACGAAACCCCGACCACGCCGATACCCTGCCTTCAGACGGCCTATCTGTCGCCGTCGGATGCCGAATACAAAACCTTAATCGGCAAAATGGTCTGGCGCAGGTTGACGGATTACGTCCGCCTGAAAGTGGGCTGGCTGGATAAGGGAATGTGGAAGGCGGTCTACGGCCTGCCGGACGACATCTACGGCCTGCGGCTGAAGTATCTGACTGATAACAACCCCGAATGGGCGAACGGCATCGTTTGGATGCAGGATGGTACGGCCACGGCAATCAAGGCAAACAGTACGGCTAACCACGCCGCCGCGCCACGTCAGTATACGCGCGAAGTCAATCAGGCTTCGAGCAGCAACGCCGTCATCCTGTCGGCACGCAACGACTGGCAGTGGATGGAATTGAGGGACGTTGAAGTATTGGTTCCAGAAGACCGTGTTCTTTAAACAAGGCCGTCTGAAAAGACGGCTTTTTTCTGCCCGCGAAAGCGGGTTTTTTAATGCCTATCGAAAGGAAAAATCATGGCAGAAGCAAAACGAATCATTGTAGGCATCGCCTGCGATATTATCGACGACAACACCGGCGCGCCCGCATCGTTTCACACGGTATCGGGGGTTCACCTCGATTTGTCCAATCAATATTACACGGTAACGTTGGACAGCTATTTCAACCAAAAAGTGTATGAGAGCGGCAAACGCAGCATGGGTTCAAGTCAGATTCAGATGGATTCGCCCCCACCGCGCGGTCAGGATGTGATTGATTGGGCGTTGCAGGCAATTGTTGCCCCGTCTGAAACACCGGACGACTTTACCGGCGCGGAATTGGTGTATCGCGAACTGCCGCAGGAAGATGCGGCGGCTTGAGGCCGTCTGAAAACGCGCGCCGCCGTTTTATACAA